ACCCACTGGATAAAATTGCCACGAATGCAATTCAAAACCAACGACGTTCGGAGCGATATGTGGATTTTGATCAAATGGAATACATGCCCGAGATTGCATCGTCATTAGATATTTACGCAGACGAAATGACCACCTATTCAGAACTGCGCCCCATGCTCAACGTTCGATGCCCTAATGAAGAAATTGGCGCGGTTCTAAATGTGTTGTTCGATAGTGTTCTCAACCTTAAGTATAACCTTTTTGGGTGGGCACGTACAATGTGCAAGTATGGCGACTTCTTTTTATATATTGATATTGATGATAAGTTTGGTATTCAGTCGGTAATTGCTCTTCCCTCACAGGAAGTAGAGAGGCTCGAAGGAGAAGACTCCACCAATCCCAATTATATTCAGTACCAGTGGAACTCGGCGGGAATGACTTTTGAGAATTGGCAAGTTGCCCATTTCCGCATCTTAGGAAACGATAAGTATGCGCCGTATGGAACATCAATCTTAGAGCCAGCACGACGCATCTGGCGCCAGCTAACGCTGATGGAAGACGCTATGATGGCATACCGTGTTATCCGTTCTTCGGAACGTCGCGTGTTTAAGATTGATGTGGGTGGAATTCCCCCCCAAGATGTAGAACAATATATGCAAAAGGTTGTTACCAATTTGAAGAGGCACCAAGTAGTGGATCCCACAACGGGGCAAGTAGACTTGCGTTATAATCCTATGTCGATTGAAGAAGATTACTTCATTCCAATTCGGCCCGGATCTGCCACTGATATCGTTTCGCTTGCCGGCGCACAAAATATTACCGCTATCGATGATATTAAGTATTTGCGCGACAAGTTGTTCTCTGCTCTGAAGATTCCCCAATCTTATTTGACGATGGGTGAAGGTGGAGAAGAAGACAAGACGACACTCGCGCAGAAAGATATTCGGTTTGCACGCACCATCCAGCGACTGCAACGCGTACTCTTGGCCGAGCTTACTAAGATTGGGATTATTCATCTTTATACCCTGGGCTTCAGAGGCGACGATCTATTAAGCTTTACCTTAACGCTGAACAATCCTTCACGCATCGCTGAAATGCAAGAAATCGAATTTTGGAAGTCCAAGTTCGACATCGCAGCATCCGCTACGGAAGGCTACTTCTCGCGTCGGTGGGTTACCGAGCACATCTTTGGAATGTCGAATGAAGAATTTATTCGCAACCAACGCGAAATGTATTATGATCGCAAGCATGATGCAGCCCTTCAGCAAGTGGCCGAGGCGGCAGCAGCCGAAGGGGCTGGGGGCGGCGGTGATATGGGAGGTGATCTGGGTGGTGATCTCGGAGGCGACCTTGGAGGAGAAGGCGATCTGGGAGGAGGCCCAGAAGAAATGCCCGCTGGTGATGCAGGGGCCGATGAAGGCGCCGGAGGCGAAGAAGATTCCACCCTCTTAGCGGTGCCACCAGGGTCCCGCAATGAGCCTCGTTTAACACCCGGATCCAAAGGTAAAGTTTATCATCCCAAGAAAGTGGATCGCCGAAATGCTGGCGCCCGAAAGCGTTCGATGGATGCTAAGTATAGTCGTGAAAAAAGTAGTTCCACCGTTCGAAACGTAATTCCTGGAACAGAGATTAATTCTTTGTCGAAGATGGACACTCTCGGAAATGGTATTTATGAGGAAGAAGTATCTACTTATAAGATAGAAGAACAAGAAGAAGAAAGTAGACTCTTTAATATACATGAGTCACTGCGCACGCTATTACAAGACTTAGAAACCAAAACGGAAACACACAGGGAGCATACGAATGAAGGCGAAGCATAATAAAAAAAGAAATACAGCTTTTGTATATGAAGCATTAGTAAGAGAAGCCACAGTGGCTATTTTAAAAGAAGATACTACGCGTCGCGATACAGCTGTGAGACTTCTCAAAAAGCATTTTCATGACGGCTCCCTCCTTAAGCGTGCGTTGGAATGTTATCAGTCCCTTTATGAAACACGAGCTACCGATAAAGAAACGTCTGAAAAGATCTTACGCGAAGCTAAGCTCGCTCATCGCGTTTTAGATCCTCATGGATTATTTGTAAGCAATAGCGATTTAATTGATGATATTAATACTGAATTAGAACCGCGTGTTTTTAATAATTTTGTGCCCAACTATAAAACTTTAGCATCGATATCTCAAATCTTCTCCGATAAGATTTCTCCACGCGATCAGGTTTTACTTGAAGGAGAGATTCTTGGCTTAATGATGAGTAATGAGTCATCCACTTCCGTACCTCAAGAAATTGATAACGTAGTAGTAAAGACGTTTATAGAAAAATTCAATATAAAATACGATAATGAATTACTCGGAGAACAAAAACAATTGCTCTCTTACTATATTTCATCTTTTACCGACAATGCGTTAGCTTTAAAAGTTTTTTTGAATGAAGAAATAGGGCGCCTTAAAATTGAATTAGAAGCAGCCAAGAAATTAGACGAGATTAAAAATGATAGCGAGATGGTTTCGAAGACCGACGAAGTGATCGACACTCTTCAAGCATTTGCCCAACAGGCGATTAGCGAAGACTTGTTATTAACGGTCTTAAAAACTCAAAGTTTGGTGAAGGAGATCCATAGCGATGGCCGTAATAGTTAGAATTGGAGATGCTGCCGATGATGCAGTCGTCCGATTGGAAATGGACGTCCGCAAGAGTATGAATGGCGACTTGATGATCTTTGATCATGGGGATATCGATATTGTTCTTTCGACCAAGAACAAGAAAATTACGGCTTTTCCTAAAGAGACGATGAACGACTTAGTATACGGAGCCCAAAATCGATTGTTTGCCATGCTGCGCAAGAAAGGATTGGTGATTGCTGATAGTATCCAAGGGGGTTCTTTTTATGGCTCCTTCGAAGCCCTCATGGAAGATGCATCGGCTCCCGAACTCAGTACCCCTAAGTTGGCTTTAATTAATATTGCCAATTTTATTGATGAAGAGAGGCCTTATTTCGAATCCACGGAAGCTTTTGTGGCGATGGCAGATGACGAACTGGTCCATCCCGATAAACAAGATTCGACTGAACTCGGAGAAGTTCCTCAAAAGACCCAACAAGGTTCTATCCGCCCAGGCTACATTCGGGACCCTTATTCATTAAGCTATCTCTATACGATTTAATGAGGAATAAATGGAATTACTATATTTTATATTAGCTGCATATGGGCTAACCCAGATTTTAGTTTACGGAAAAGTTTTAGAAGCCATTCGCCCGACCACAGGGTGGTTAGGGGATCTCTTTAAGTGCCCTATGTGCGTGGGGTTTCATGTAGGGTGGATTTTAATGTTACTTTCTCCGTATACAGAACTATTTAATTTTGATGTTACTCCGGTCAATTATTTGATTTTAGGAGGCTTGTCCTCGGGGACATCATATATTTTGAACATGATTGTCGGCGATGGCGGCATTAATGTTGCAAGGAAGGTAGAAACATGGGACTTATAAATACGGAAAGTTGGACAGCTAAATGGATGCTCCAGCCCGTCAGACGTTGTTGTAAAGGATCTTAACTGTGGCAAAAGTATTATTACGTGAATATTACGCCCTCTGCGAAGGCGGAGTATGCCAAGATCTGTTAACCGAAGAAGAAAAAAGATTTGTGCGCGATGGAGGAATGATGCTTTCAGGAAAGCTTCAGGAAGCTGATGTCCAAAATGGCAACGGCCGCATCTATCCTTATCCAGTATTGATGCGCGAGATTGAAACCTATAAGAAATTGGTGAAAGAAAACCGCGCGCTGGGTGAACTCGATCATCCCGATGATTCCGTGATTAATCTCAAAAATGCCTCCCACATGGTTACAGATGTGTGGATGGAAGATAAGAATGTGATGGGGAAAGTCAAAGTACTTGACACCCCATCGGGTAATATCCTCCGTGGCTTAGTTAACAGCGGCGCACAGCTTGGTATCTCCTCTCGCGGGATGGGATCGGTGAGCGAAGCCCAAGGACAGACTATCGTTGAAGATGACTTTCAGCTTATTTGCTTTGATTTCGTCTCCGAGCCTTCCACTCCGGGTGCTTTTATGATGAAAGAAGCGAAAGATTTAAGCCCCCCCAATGTTTTTACAAAAGCAGATCGCATTAATCGCTTATTAAACGAGGTACTCAAAAAGTGAAACAGCACACATTAGATCAAATGAAGCAGCAAATGCTTCAAATGGTGCACGAAGAAATTGCACTAGAACAACTTAATCAGAAAGCACGCAGAATGCACATCGAATTAAGTGAAGTCCGTCAAGACTTTTATAGTCTTGTTACACTGGCCATGGTAGATGAATTAGCCGGCCAATCAGTGGACGATCCCAACCTTTTAGACGAAGGTTTGTGGTCAAAGCTTAAATATGGGCTAGGGAAACTCGGCTCGTTGGAGAAGGGTGGCAAGCTTTTTGGTGGCAAGAAAGCTAAAGCTGAAGCTTATGCTCAAAAAATTGTTCCGGCACTTCAATCGGCATCAGGCAAGGTGGTGCAGGATCTCTTGGCGAAACTAAAAGAAGAGTACCCCGGTTTCCCCAACATGGAAGAAAATGTAGAACATTTAGGCGCCCTCATGCAAATTGGAGCGGCTTATGATTCGGTGGTAGCCGCTGTCGAAGCGGGCGAAATGGAGGCCGTAGCTGCCAATGAATTGATTAAAGCGCTCCGCGATGTTGTTGAATATTATCGAGACTACGAATTAGCCGATGTTTATAAGCACTTCAAAGAAGGCGCCGAAACCGAAGAAGTTCTTTCGGAAGTCAACCTTAACCGTCTTATCAGGCTGGTACAAACGCAGAAGATGTCTCCGATGGATGCTATCCGACGTATTGAAAAATCGGGCCCCTTGCGCGGCCGCTCTAAGCGCGCCGCAATGGATCAGATTAAAACAATTGGTAAAAACCTTTATGGCCCCGGGGGAACCGCTGCAGCAGGTGGCGGTACGGCCGCCGGCGCAGCAAGTGCCGGGGGTGCTGGTGGGGGTGCTGCAGGCGCAGCCCCCAACTTAGGACAATCCATGCAGCCGGCATTAGGACAATCTATGCAGCCAGGAATGGCTTCGGTGAAAACCGTAGGAACTGGCGCCACTAATCTCGGCGCCGGAGCTACTGCCGCATACTGGGCTTCAGTGCTGGGAATTGCAGCCGTAGCATCTGGGGCAGCTATTGCGGCACTCCGTGCTAAAGGACGGAAGTCGTCGCGCA